CCCAAGCTTTAACTAATGACATGCAAGCTAAGCAATTACTAGCTGAATTAAAAGGCAAATTAGGAGCTGATTTATATCAGTCCGCAAATCCGGATTCTCTTCCAGAAGATGATGAGCAATTAGGATTACATATGCAATTGTCTTATAAACAAGCTGTTGAAATTGCTGAAGAAGAATTAATTAGTAACTTATTAGCTAATAATAAATACGATTTAATCAATAGAAGATTAAATTATGATTTAACGGTATTAGGTATCGCATGCGCAAAAACTAATTTTAATAAATCAAATGGTGTAACAATTGATTATGTTGATCCAGTTAATTTAGTTTATTCTTATACCGAAGACCCAAACTTTTCTGATATATATTATGTTGGGGAAGTTAAATCAATTAGTTTACAAGAATTAAAAAAGGAATTTCCTTATTTAGATGTAGAAGAATTAAGAGAGATAGAAAAATACCAAGGTAATACTAGTTATACAAGAAACTATAACGGTGCATACCAAGATGGGAATATTGTACAAGTGTTATATTTTGAATACAAAACATATTCAAATCAAGTATTTAAAATAAAACAGACAGAGCAAGGTTTAGAAAAAGCTTTGCAAAAAACTGATTTTTTCAATCCACCACCAAGTGATAACTTTAATGTTGTTTCTAGAAGTATTGAAGTATTATATTCAGGAGCAAAAATATTAGGACATAATAAAATGCTTAAATGGGAATTAGCTGAAAATATGACTAGACCATTATCGGATACTACAAAAGTGGATATGAACTATGCCATTGTGGCTCCTAGAATGTACCGTGGAAGAATTGAATCTCTAGTAAGTAGAATTACTACTTTTGCAGACATGATCCAATTAACACATTTAAAATTACAACAGGTACTTGCTAAGATGGTGCCGGATGGTGTATTTGTTGATGTTGATGGATTAGCAGAAGTTGATTTAGGTAATGGAACAAATTATAATCCAGCGGAGGCATTAAATATGTATTTCCAAACGGGTAGTATAGTGGGTAGATCCATGACGCAAGACGGGGGGATGAATGCTGGTAAAGTGCCTATTCAAGAATTACAAACATCTGCCGCCGGCGCAAAAATACAATCATTAATTTCTGCATACCAATATTATTTGCAAATGATTAGGGATGTTACGGGATTAAACGAGGCAAGAGACGGTAGTACTCCAGATAGAGATACTTTAGTTGGATTACAAAAAATGGCTGCTGCATCATCAAACACTGCAACAAGACATATATTACAAGGAAGTTTATTTTTAACCTTAAGAATATGTGAAAACATATCTAAAAGAGTTGGAGATGCTTTGAAGTACCCCTTAACTGCAGATGCATTAAAAAATAGCATATCTATATATAATGTAGAAACACTTAAAGAATTAGAACAATTAGATATTCATGATTTTGGTATTACTTTAGAGGTTGAACCAGATGAAGAAGACAAATTACAATTAGAACAAAATATACAGGTTGCGTTGCAATCAGGAGGTATTGATCTTGAGGACGCTATTGACATTAGAGAAATCAATAATACTAAACTTGCTAATCAAGCTTTAAAATACAAAAGAAAGAAAAAGATACAGCAAGATCAAGCAATGCAGCAAGCTAATATACAAGCGCAAGCACAAGCAAACGCGCAAACCGCTGAAGCTGCGGCAATGTCAGAGGTTCAAAAACAACAAGCATTATCTCAAACCCAAATACAAGTTGCTCAAGCTAAAAATCAATTTGAGATAGAAAAGATGGAGCGCGAAGCAAGATTGAAACAGCAATTAATGGAATTAGAGTTTCAATATAATATGCAATTAGCTCAAATGTCCTCACAGGCTGCAAATGCTAAAATACAAATGATGGAGGATAAAAAAGATCAGAGAGAAAAGTTAAGAGGAACAATACAATCTGATTTAACTAACCAAAGACAAAATAATTTGCCTCCAAAAGATTTTGAGTCAGCAGGGTTTGATAATTTAGATGGGTTTGATTTAGCCCAGTTTGAACCAAAATAAATTTTTATTAACCAATTTTATAATATTATATCATGTCAGAAATCGTAAAACAAGAAGGGGAATTTAAATTAAAAGCCAAAAGAGCTACCCCTAAAAAGTTAACAAAATCAGATGAGCCTACAAAAGTAGATTTATCAGCCGCAAAACCAGCAGAAGAGATAACAAAAGTAGTAATCCCTAATCAATCAGAAGATGCCATTCAAGAACAAAGCACAGAGAGCAGCGTGTTACGCACAGAACAGCCCGAAATGGGATTGCAAGAAGTGGGACAAGGAAACGAAGGGACCATTGAAAATGTTATTGAAGAAATCAATGAACAAGAAATAGTTCAAGAAGTTGAAAATGTTACAGCAGAATTAAATCAGCATATTGAAGAACAAGCAACAACTGGTAGGAAATTACCAGAAAATATAGAAAAGCTTGTAGCCTTTATGGAGGAAACAGGTGGAACTGTTGAAGATTATGTAAGACTTAATGCTGATTATTCAAATACAGATAGCGATACCTTATTAAAGGAATACTACAAACAAACAAGACCACACTTAAGCATGGACGAAATTGACTTCTTAATTGAAGACACTTTTGACTATGATGAAGATATAGATGATGAGCGAGATGTCAGAAAAAAAAGACTCGCATTTAAAGAAGAAGTTGCAAAAGCCAAAAACTATTTGGAAACAGTTAAAAGTAAATACTATGACGAAATTAAATTACGTCCTGGTATTACTCAAGAACAACAAAAAGCTATGGACTTTTTCAACCGATACAATCAGGATCAACAAAGAGCAGAGTCACAACACTCTAAGTTTAAAGCTGAAACTAAAACATTGTTTACCCAAGAATTCAAAGGTTTTGATTTCAATTTAGGTGAAAAAAGTTTTAGATATGGAGTTTCAAACCCAGAGGCGGTAGCTGAAAAACAATCCAATATCACAAATCTTATTAAGAAGTTCTTAAATGAAGATGGGTCGGTTAAAGATGTTAAAGGATACCATAAAGCGATGTATGCTGCAGAAAATGCTGATACTATTGCAAAACATTTTTATGAGCAAGGTAAAGCCGATGCAATTAAAGAAGTCGTTGCCAAATCTAATAATATAACTACTACTGCAAGACAATCTCCTGCAGACAATGGATTTATTAATGGATGGAAAGTAAAAGCAATTAATGGGGTTGATTCTACAAAATTAAAAATAAAAAGATAATTAACAATTAAAAATTAAGGATTATGTCAAATGTGACCCCTATGTACGGTTCAATTAAACCGTCTCAAAAACAACAAGCCTTAGATACCAACTATTTAAATTTTACTGATGGTTCTGGGAATGATTTCGCACAACAATATTTACCAGAAATTTATGAAGCTGAAGTAGAGCGTTATGGAAATAGAACGCTTTCTGGTTTCTTAAGAATGGTAGGTGCTGAAATGCCAATGTCTTCTGACCAAGTAGTTTGGTCTGAACAAAACCGTTTACACATTGCTTACAAAGAAGTATCTTGTGATAGCGCTACTCAGTTAAGCTTTGTTACTAACTCTACAGAAGGACCAAACTTCGTAAACAACGTAATTTCTGCTGGACAAACTTTAGTAGTTATGAGTCCTTCTACAGGAAAAGAACTTAAAGTTTATGTTGTTACTTCTACTGCAGATGCCAATACTGGAACAGGTGGGGATACTAACCCAGCATTACTTACTGTTAAACCATATACTCAAGCTACTTTAGTTAGTGGGCCAGTAGATTTTACAGATGCTGATGATCTTAAAATTTTCGTTTATGGTTCTGAATTTAGAAAAGGAACTACTGATGCTTCATTAAACTCTGTAACTCCATCGTTTACACAATTTAGCAACTCTCCAATCATTATTAAAGAAAGATACCAAGTATCCGGATCTGATACTGCTCAAATTGGATGGGTTGAAGTTGCTACTGAAGATGGAACAGGTGGTTTCTTATGGTACTTAAAAGCTGAATCTGAAACAAGATTACGTTTTGAAGATTATTTAGAAATGTCCGTAATTGAAGGTGAATTAGTTTCTGGAACATCTACTTTAGATACTGGAAATGGACTTAAAGGAACTCAAGGTTTATTTGCTGCAATTAAAGAAAGAGGTAATGTAGTTAACAACTTTACTGCTGCTGCTGGATTATCTGATTTTGATTCAATCTTGAAAAACTTAGATACTCAGGGGGCTATTGAGGAAAACATGTTATTCCTAAACAGAGCTACATCTCTTGACTTTGATGATATGCTTGCTTCTTTATCTTCTGGAGCTGCTGGTGGTGTTGCTTATGGTTTATTCGAAAACTCTGAGCAAATGGCACTTAACTTAGGTTTCTCTGGATTCAGAAGAGGATCTTACGATTTCTACAAAACTGACTGGAAATACTTAAATGATGCTTCTACTCGTGGTGGTATGGTTAATACTTCTATTGATGGTGTATTAGTTCCAGCTGGTACTTCTACAGTTTACGATCAACAATTAGGAACAAACATCCGTCGTCCATTCTTACACGTTCGTTATAGAGCTAACCAAGCTGATGACAGACGTATGAAATCTTGGATTACTGGATCTGTTGGAGGAGCTTACACATCTGATTTAGATGCAATGCAAGTTCACTTCTTATCAGAAAGATGTTTAGTAACTCAAGGAGCTAATAACTTCGTATTGTTTACAGCTACTGTATAACAACTAAGTGGTAATTACCCTCGTTGAACTGACGGGGGTAGTTATTACTCTTTTAAAACAATTATTAAATTATATTATATTATGGCAACAAGACAAAACGCGAAAGCAAAAGAAATTTTAGTTGACGAAGAAATCGCAACACAAGAATATACCGAAGTGGTTGAAACTCCAAAACCGGTAAAAAAAGAACCACAAAAACCAAAATGGGAAATTAAAGACCGTACCTATATTATAGCGGACAGTCATGCTGGTTTAACGTATACTTTACAAAGCAGGCACTCAGTTAGATATCCTTTGTTATGGTTTAATGAAGAGACTGGTGAACAAGAAGAATTACGTTATGCAACAAATCAAAATTCTCCATTAGTTAGTGAACAAAAAGGACAAGCTACATTAGGGCATATTATGTTTGAGAATGGAGTTCTTAATGTTCCAAAAGAAAGACAAAACTTACAAAAATTATTATCTATTTATCATCCAGCTTTAAACAAAAAATACAGAGAATTCAATCCTGTTGCAGTTGCTGAAGATACACTAGATGATTTAGAATTAGAGGTTGAAGCAATGAATGCTGCATTTGATATGGATATTGATATGGCAGAAGCTATTGTTAGAGTTGAAGTAGGATCAAGAGTAAATAAAATGAGCTCTAAAGAAATTAAAAGAGATTTACTTTTACTTGCTAGAAAAAATCCAGCTTTATTCTTAGACTTGGCAAATGATGAAAATGTTCCATTAAGAAATTTAGCTATTAGAGCATCGGAAGTAGGAATTATAAAATTATCACAAGACCAAAGAACATTTACTTGGGGAGAGAACGGAAGAAAATTAATGACCGTTCCATTTGATGAAAATCCATACTCAGCAATGGCTGCATTTTTCAAAACAGATGAAGGCGTAGAAATCTTTAAGGCAGTAGAGAAAAAACTTAAATAATACGTAATATTAATATGTAGGCGGTGGCGTTCGTTACCGCCTAAATATTATAATAAAAATACAAGATGGCAATAAATGTAGATACAGTTTATAGAACTGTTTTATTAATAGTTAATAAAGAACAGCGAGGCTATTTGACTCCTGATGAATTTAATAAAACCGCAACACAAGTTCAGCTTGAAATATTTAATGAATATTTTGAGGATCTTAATCAACAAATACGTGTGCCAGAAAACGATAGTGAATATGCTAATCGTAATAAAAACTTACAAGAAAAAATAGCAATCTTTCATGAAGAAGGTGATTGCCAATATATTGATGGATATTTTAATGTCCCATCTACATCAAATGTTTCATCTAGTGAAACAGTAACTTCAGTAGGTAGTTCTACAAGTTATACATTAACAGTTTTAACTGCATCGCAATTAGCGTCTGGATTAGTAACAGTTTCATTTAATGGAATTTTACAGGATGATTCTACTTGGAATATTAATGGTAATATATTAATATTAACAACACCTCCAGTTGCAGGTACAACTATACTAATATCTGTATATCCTTACGATTTTTATAAATTAGGCACTGTTATTTATAAAGGAGAAAAAGAAGTACAATATGTACAACCTAATGAATTATTAGAGCTTAATTTATCTCCATTAACAAAACCATCATTATACTGGCCTGTGTATACGTATAAAGATTTTAAGATTAAAGTATATCCAACAACTATTACAGGCAACAATGTAATCTCATGTACCTATTTAAGAAAACCTTTAAATCCATCATGGAATTTTACAATTGGATCAAGTTCTCAATATATTTACAACCCGAGTACATCGGTTAATTTTGAATTACATCCAATTGAACAAACAAACTTAATAACAAGAATACTACTTTATTCTGGGATAGTTATAAAAGATCCACAGATAATCCAAATAGCAGCACAACAAGTACAGGCTGAAACTATTAATTCAAAAAGCTAATAAAGTATGCCAATACCAAATAATGGTTTAATAACCGAAACAAATAGACAATATTACGAAGGAGCACAAGGATTTGTGGGAGATGGGGTTACAACTACATTTTTAACAACGTTTAATACGGATTTAATATTTGGAAGTTGGGATCCAACAGATACTAACTATGCCCTAAATAATTTTAAATTATACACAAGTTTAACCGCTCAACCGGGAACATTTGAAGAATATGTATTTGGATATGATGTTATAGACAACGCTATTACCTTTACCAGTCCTCCCGCAGAAGATTTGTATATTGTTGTTCAATTAAAAAAATTAGATGGTGGCCAATATGGGCTTGATCAATCGGAAAAAGCATATGGACAGACTGTAGAGGACAATTACGGTAGTTATGGCTATATTACTTTAAATGATATTATAAACAACTTTATGGTTGCATATGTAGGTGAAGGTAAATTAATACAACAAGTTAAGCGTACTGATGTAATATTCCATGCTAAACGTAGTTTGCAGGAGTTTAGTTATGATACATTGAAAAGTGTAAAGTCTCAAGAATTAACTGTTCCGCATTCATTAAGCGTTATATTACCACAGAATTACGTTAATTATGTTAAGTTAGCATGGATTGATCATAGAGGTATAAAACATCCTATATATCCTACAAACAATTTAACAACAATTCCTTACGAAAAACCATTACAAGACAATAATGGTGAGCCATTACAAGATAACTTTGGAAGTAATATAGAAGGCACTTCTATAACAGAATTTAGATGGAAAAGAAATAATACAGATATTTTAAATGATTACGGTAATAATAGCTGGGGAGCAATGGGTTATGGATATGGCTATGATCAATGGTTATATTATGGCTTCTTTGGAGAAAGATATGGATTAGATCCGCAATATTCTAATAGTAATGGTTGGTTTACAATAGATGATAGAGAAGGAAAAATATCATTTAGTAGCAATCTAATAAATAAAATAATAGTATTTGAATATATATCTGATGGATTGGCATATGATTTAGACACAAGAGTACCTAAACTTGCCGAGGAAGCAATGTATGCTTATATTATACACGCTATAATGTCACTTAGGGTAAATCAACCTGAATACATTATTAATCGTTTAAAGCAAGAAAAAAGCGCTAAATTAAGAAATGCTAAAATTAGATTATCTAATATTAAATTAGAAGAAATTACTCAAGTATTAAGAGGTCAATCTAAATGGATTAAACACTAAATTAAATGGCTGAAATTAAAAATAGTTTTCTAGCATCTAAAATGAATAAAGATTTAGATGATAGACTTGTTCCTAATGGGCAATATAGAGATGCATTAAATATATCTATTGGCAAATCAGAAAATGATGATGTTGGCGCATTACAAAATGCTTTAGGTAATATAAAAATACCAGCAGCAGAAGAGATATATGGCAGCGAGGAGTTTGGTTTTTCTGGACTTGTTTGTATAGGGTTCTATATGGATATAGAAAATAATAGAATATATAGATTTTTAACAAATTATACAGATCCAAATCCTTCAGAAATAACATTATGTGAAACATTACCTTACACTCCAGATGGTGGATGGATAATGAAGATAACTGTATATGATTTTAATACAGCAACTTATAGCACATTAGTAGAAGGTACATTCCTAAATTTTTCAACAACCAATATTATTACGGGTATAAATTTACTTGAGGGATTATTATATTGGACAGACAATAGAAATCAGCCAAGAAAAATAAATTATAATAATTGTATAAATAATTCAAGTTATTATACAACTGAAACACAAATATCAGTAGCAAAATATGCTCCTGTAGAAAGTCCTCTTTTATATATAGAGGTAAAAACATTTGCTACTGCAAATCAACCTTCCCCATTAGTTGTTGATGTTGATAGCACTGAGGGTTTAGTTGTTGGAATGACCTTAGTATCTCCTGGTCTTATAACAGGTGGAGAGAATATAACTATACTAAGTGTAAATAGCGGCGCTAGCCAAATAACATTATATTCTGCTCCGGCAAATCCTATTGTTTTAGATCAACCTTTAACATTTTTGATTTCTACCATGTCAAACCAGGAAAACAATCCTGCTTGGCCTGGGGATCCTGCATATTTAGAATCTAAGTATGTAAGATTTAGTTATAGATTTAAATTTGATGACAATGAATACTCTATATTAGCTCCATTTTCTCAAATTGCATTTATACCTAACCAAAAAGGTTATTTTATAAATGGAGATGAGCAAGCAGCTTATAGAAGTACAATACTAAAATGGATGGAAAATAACACAAACAATGTTGAGTTATTAATTCCAATGCCTGATACTGGAAACAATATAAACAGTACTTACAAAATAAAGTCAATAGATATTTTATATAAAGAATCAAATTCTTTAGCAGTTAAAGTATTAGATAGTGTTGATTATAATACTATAAAACAAGCGTTTCCTGATACAAATATATATATTTATAGTTATCAATCACAAAAGCCATATAAGACTCTTACAGAAGACCAAATTACAAGGGTATATGACAAGATACCTACAAGAGCATTAGCTCAAGAAATATCAGGTAATCGTGTTATATATGGTAACTTCTACACAACTTATACTCCTCCAACAGCAATTAATTATAATGTATCTGTTTTACCTAAAAACGATTTGTTCCCAAGTTTTATAGAATATCCTAATCATACATTAAAACAAAATAGAAATTATCAAGTTGGGTTTGTATTAGCAGATAAGTTTGGAAGACAATCTTCTGTTATATTGTCAACTATAGATTTATTAAAATTACCTGGTGGCTTTGGTGGATCAACAATATATTCTGCATATAGACCAAATAATGAAGTATTACCTACTGTTAAAGAATGGTTTGGTAATGCATTAACTTTATTGGTTAATGATACAATAAAATCAACAAGGAATATTCCTTTAGGAACCCCTGGATTATATGCAGAACAAAGAGGAGCAGGATTTGCTGTAAGCGCCGGTGTTGTTACTGATAATGTCTATGTATATACCTTAGATACATCATTACCAACAAACCCAAATGATATACCTCAACTAGGAGATTATTTTAGGGGTAAACATACAGATTATGTTGAAGTTACGTCAATCTCTCCTCCGGGTACTATAACAACAAACGGAGCGATTAGTGATATATATAACTATACTGTTCAAGAAGAAGGGGTATTAGATTTAAAATTTTCTTATACACTTAACCAAATAGGTTGGTATTCTTATAAAGTATTAGTGAAACAAAAAGAACAAGAATATTATAATGTTTATTTACCAGGTATACTTGATGGTTATCCAACTGGACAAACAACAGGTACACAAGTTACATATACAGCTGGAGTTCCAAGTTTAGAAAATGGAATTAATACGACTAATTTTCCTACAAACGAAGCAGGTAAAACTAGCCATATGGTATTAATCAATGATAATATAAATAAAGTACCCCGAGATTTAGCTGAAGTTGGTCCTGACCAAAAACAATATAGAAGTAGCGTTGAATTATTTGGAAGGGTAGAAAATAGACCTAAATTAATATCATTTATTTCTTTACCAAACCTTAATAATGCAAATGCTACTTCAATTCGTTATGATTTGACAACTCCAGAAGGAGAAGATATATTAAATAATGTAAAAGCAGGCGATGGATTACAAAGTGTAGAGGCTCAATTTTCAAATTTTAAATGGTATAAAAATACTACAGTAGTATCTAATGCCTTTTTAGAATATAATACTATAACAAATACGCCAGGATCATTTACCCCTACGGGTTCAACAACAATAAATATAATACCACCATTGTATGGTGATGTACCTGCTGCAGGTGATTTAATTAGTCTTGTAGTTTCTGGTACAGAATATAATTATGAGGTAGCTAGTTATACAACTGGTGTTGTTACTTTAGTTTCTGCAGTCGCCGGAGCGGATATACCAAATGCAACCCCGTTAGTATTTACAAATCCTAATATTGGAATGATTGTTTTTACGCCGGCAAATCCTATAAATTCATTATGGGATAATTTTACCGCTACTTCTGCAGAAAATAATCAATATTTTCCGCTTAGAAAAGCAGATGTTGTAAACACAATTGCTTATGCTATAGATTTAGATTTTTTACAAAATAGTGTAAATAATATAACAGGCAGTGCGGATTTAAATTTTTATCAGTTACAAACTAATCCATTGATAGGTAGAATATCTACGAGCAAATCCATGGGGACATTAGCCGAATATATGATACCAACTTTGGGCGTATATGAAACTAGACCTATAGAATCATTACTTGATTTATTTTGGGAAACCGCATCAACTGGATTAATATCAGATTTAAATTGGGATATTAACAATGGATACGATGGACCAGCGGGAACTACTCCTCCTGGATTTGATTTCTATGAATGGCAAGATCCTGAAGGATTAGGAGAAGACACAGGTGCAGAAGATTCTCCATATATAACTGATGCATTTAATATTCTAAATAATACAAATGTACCATTAGATCCTACTACTTGTGTTTTAACATCGGTATTTAATTATGAAGTTCCTTCAGTAGATTTTACAAGTAGTTTTGCTTTACAAGAATTTCCAGCTACCATACCTAATCCAAATTTATCATATAGAATAAAAATAATAAATAATTTTGAATTTTTAAATTCAGCATTAACCGGAACTAAGTTTTTATTTACATTAACGGTAACAGTAAATGGAGTTACAAATAATATACCACTTATTGGACAATTAAAAAATAAGGCTCCTTATTTTACATTAACTGATCATGATTATGATAGAACTATAACAGTTGATACAATAGATATTGTTACAGTTGAGGCTACAAATGGATCTTTTAGACCTAATCCTTTAGCTTTGCCAATCCCACCTGTTAGAACAAACGGGTTGTATTGGACAATAGTTAGTGGTAATGAATTAGGTTATTTTGATATAAACCCAAGTACTGGTGTGTTATCATTAATAAACCATAGTGCTCAACTAGGAGTTTATCCATTAAATATCAAAGTTCAAGACGCTGTTAATTTTGCAACTACACCGCCAAGCACATTAGTTACGCCTGGAGATGCAAATTTATCTACAAAACAAGATACAGTTAATGTTATTATTACTATAGGGGAAGAGCCTATAAATGGTTTCTTAGAATATTGGAATAATAATTTTGAGGCATTAGGAACAATGCCAGAACCGCCTGCTCCGTTTGAATCTAGCGAAGGATATTTTGGTGTTTATGTAGGAACAATATTACCAACTGATCCAAATTATTTAACAAGTTTGCCAACCCCACCAGGAGGAGCTTGGACAAATACTCCTAAAAATGTACAATATGATAGTGGTGCATTAGGTGGAATTTACCCTTCGCCTACTGGTTTAACAAATGGTGAATTAAGATTTAAATGGACATTGCCAAGGATATATGCACCTGGGCATGGTAATAGATATAGGGCGGATTTACTCATATATTATAGAGCAAATACCACCAGCACTTGGGGATTAGTGCAAGATAACAATGGCGTTGGTATAACAGACGCCCCATATTGGGATCAAAATGTTGCTCCTAGACCAAATGCATTATATGTAATTCCTCCAACAACTAGTTCAACACCTCCTGGATTAACATCTACTGCAACAGGGGTAATTAGAGTATCTACTCCTGGGGAATATTGTTTTGCTATAAAAGTTACTTCATACCAACAGCAATCTGTTTTTGCTGTGGTAGAAGATGCTAATTTTTATTATGAGCAACAAGATAATGGGCCATCCTATCCTGCTACTTATATTAATCCATTTATACCTAGAGAAAGGTTTATGGTTGGTTTAATAGAACCTACTTATGATAATCCATCTGGGGTGCCATATAACTCAGCAACTCCAGAGGACGGTTTTGTATTTACAATAAATACTACAGTAGATACGGTTACAGATATTAATAATTTTAGTATTGATCCGGTAACAGGGTCTGACCAAATAGTTCCAGGCATGTGGTTACAAAAAGTTGGTAATCCAACAATTGTAAAAGTATTTGGCGTAACAGGAAATAATATAGCTCTTGTTCCTCCAGGAATTACTTTAAATCCAGGAGACCAAGTCACATTCAGACAACAACAACCGTATGGTTCTGGTAGCGTTAGAGAAATGGGTAATATATGGGCAAGTTCAAAAGATGCTACATTTGTTAAACAATTTTATTTAGCAGGTGAATTAGTTGATTTATGGAACCCACCAATTGCGGATAAGTTTTACAACTTTAAGAGCCATGTTAAAGCAAACCCTCAAATATTACCATCTCAACCATTCCCATATTTATATACGCCAAATGCTAAAGTTACCGCTTATGCGGCTGCTCAAATAGATGAAAATGGAGCTATTATAGATCAAACATTACCTGCTTATACTATATCTATGTCTGATGTTACAGATATCCCTAATTATGGTTCTGCTCCTGGTTTTGTTACAATAGCACAAAAAAACTTACCATTCCCTATTAATGATGAATCTCCGGTATGGTTTTATAGCGGAGTAAGAGTAGAAATTACAGGAGTAACAACTAATACAATAACTGTTGGAAATGTAATTTCTGGGTATAACTTAACTTGGGCAAAAGATTGTACTACACCAACATTAGATTATTTTCCTACACAAACAGAAACAAATTTTCCATTAGCGCCGTCATATACAATAACAGGATTAGAAGCAAATACTACCTATTATATATTAATGTATCCAACTAATGAAAATGGTTATGTAAATGGAGAATTCTTTCCAGTGGAAGTCACTACATTGCCTGCATAAAAGTTAAAAATATTAAAAAATAAGTGATTATTAATTATGGCAGCAACATTAGAATTAAAATATTTCAATTCTTTCTGGTTAAAGAAGTTAGATAGTATTGTAAATGTTTCAAATACAATTGGACAAATAACAGATGACTTTATTGATGTTAATGTAATAACATTAGATCCAATAAATGTCTCTGTTAGTGTAGGCCAAGCACTTGATTGGGATGGTAAACCAGATACATTAAACCCTACAGTAGTTTATGTGGATGGCGCAAATATAACCTTAAGTGAAGACGTTACAATAATAGCCCCTAAAGATATAGTTTTTGGACCCATTACAGATTTTGATCATATACCAGTAGCCTATGAAGCCGGTCCAACAGATTGGTATATTGAAGAATCAAGAATACGCGGAGGATATGCTAATACAGATGTTGATTTAGGTGTAAAAGCTTATATTGTTGAAAACACTTCATCACAACAACACTTAGCAAGCTCTATGATATATTCAGGTATATTTAACTCTAGAACAGGTGTTAATAATACAAATCAATTTTCTGTTGCAGAAGATATTACAAGAGCTGTAGAACCATCACAAGGTACAATACAAAAATTATATGCAGAAGATACTAACTTAATTATTTTTCAAGAGAAAAAAGTTAGTAGAGCATTGATTGATAAAGACGCAATTTATTCTGCAGAAGGTCAACCAATGACAACATCTGGAGCACAAGTAATTGGACAAATACAATCTTATGCTGGTAATTATGGTATATCTAATAACCCTGAAAGTTTTGCTGTTTATGGTTATAGAAAATATTTTACAGATAGAACACAAAATGTTGTTTTAAGATTATCCCAAGATGGCATAACAGAAATATCAGCTTATGGTATGATTGATTTCTTTAGAGACAATTTATCAGCTGTAGGCAATAATGGTAGAATAGTAGGAATGTGGGATATGCATAACAAACAATATGTGTTATCTATGCAACCTGCTAATTCATCAAACTTTAAAACATTAACATTTGATGAAGATGTTACTGGATGGACTAGTTTATTTTCATTTAAACCAGAACTTGGTGGTAGTTTATTAAATAACTATTATACATTTGAAGGTGGAAATATATGGAGACATTATGCAGATCCAATATTAGATAATACACCATATTCTAAATTCTATGGGGTTCAATATAATTCTACTGCTACAGTAGTATTAAATTCGAATGTTTCTTTAATTAAGAACTTTAGTACTATAAATTATGAAGGAAGTTCAGGTTGGAATTTAGAAAGTTTATATACAAATACAGATACAGCTTTGCCAATTGGTAATAACGTTGAAGTTCTTACATTAGCAGATTTAGAAAACCAATTGTTTTTAAATAACTTCAAACGAAAAGAAGATAAGTTTTTTGCTAATATTATAAATAGTTCTAATCCAGGTTATGGAAATGTAATCTATGGTAATTCAATGTCCGGGGTTAAAGGATTTTATGCTACAGCAAAATTATCATTTACTAACCCTCCAATTGAACAAACAACCCCAACAAAAGCAGAATTATATGCGGTATCATCAGAATATGTAGAATCATCATACTAAATTTAGTTAGATAAGTAATTAATAAAAAAATAAAATATTAAACCATGGCAAATTTTATTCCCGGATTAATAGGCGCAGGCATAAATGTAATAGGCGGTGTATTAGCTAGCGGGGAGGCTAGACGAAGACAACGAGCGGCTGATGCAGAAAAACAAAGACTTGGTATAGAGCTTAATCGACTAGAGAATAGTCGTCAGGCTATTATAAACCCATGGGCTACTACAACAGATATGAGTTCATTAATTAAAGATAACTCTTCATTAATGCGAAATGCATTTGCTAATTTGGGTGTTGCTACTCAAGCTTCAAAATTTGAAGCAGAACAGATTGATACGTCGTTAGCAAATACATTGGATACATTAAGAGAAACCGGCGCAAGTGCTGGTGGAGCAACAGCTTTGGCTCAAGCAGCATTAAAAGCTAAACAAGGTATATCTGCTAATTTAGAACAACAAGAAGCTAAAAATGATCAATTAAGAGCTCAAGGGCAACAAGAACTTGATAAAGTTAAGTTAGCTGAAGCAAATAAAGTTGAAGCCGCCCGACTAAGTGAAGCCCAAAGAGTACAAGGAGCACAAGCCGCTGGAGAACAATTTATGTTTAATGCAAGAGAAGAACGCGAAAATCAAAAAATAAATCGAGTTGCTTCACAATTAGGATTAGCAACTAACCAATACAATCAAGCTGGAGCCGATGCAACAGCCGCTATAACTGGCGCGGTAGGCAATATAGGTTCTATATTTCAAACTATGGCTGGAACATTGGGTGGAAATTCTACTTCAAGTAATAATTTATCAGGAACGGCTAATCCTACAACAATTGGTGTTACCCAAGGGCCTGCTTACAATCCAGCTTCTCCTATAAGTGCTGCTCCATTAAGTTCAGCTATATCTGGTGGCAATCCCGCAATACAAGTAACAGGGGGTTGGTCAGACCGTAGATTAAAAAAGAATATTACAAATATAGGTAAATCTAATAACGGATTAAATATTTATTCTTTTGAATATATAGATAAAAAATACGGTAATGGATTATATCAAGGTGTAATGTCTGATGAGATACCTAGTTACGCTGTTTTAAAAGGAAGTAATGGGTATGATATGGTGGATTATTCATTGTTGGATGTTGAATTTAAAAAAATATAAATAAATGGGTGCATACGAAAATCCAGCAGAAATAGAAGGGCAATTTGATTTAACTCAACAATCAAAGTCATATCAAAATATGCTTAATACTATTACTAAAGCTACTATTGCAACTATAAACAAAGTTGATGAAGAGCATAAATTAAATGCAGAAAAGAATAAAAAAATAATTACAGAAGCTGAAGAAAAAGGCGGACAACTGCAAGTAATCTTAGAAAAAGGGCAAAGCAAAGCTAGACCCGGAATGAACTATGATTGTTATCAACCCGCTGTAAAAGAATATATAGACATTCAAAAAAAGGTTGGCCTTGGAACAGCCACTCCTGAAGATAAAAGAAGATCTGCTCAAATTATTGGTAGTATAAGTAATTTTTCAGATGCTGCAGGAGATTTAAATGATCAAATAACAACTTATTCAAAAGCTCTAAAATACGTACCCATGTCAGAGGGCAGCATAAATATAGAGGCATCTAACCCAACTTATATTGCAGCATTGAATGCTGTAATGAATAATGATGGAGAAACATTACAACCAGGATTTGCTAAAGATTCTGAAGGTCGATATGACTATACCCAGAATGGTTATAATGTAAGAATAAAAGATGGGGACAAATACAGAGAAGAATTTGTTAGTGCTGCAAATTTAAGTAAAGCCTTGGATGGCAATATGCCTAATGGACTTGTATATAATAAAACCTATGCATCAAAAATTGATAAAGTTAAAACATTAGCTCCATATATATTTGAACAAAAAGATGGTGTTCCAACAGCTAATGTATTACCTAATTATTTGGATAGTAGCTCTAGAATTGTAGAAGTAGCAAGCGCAAGGAATCAAAGCGGGGAATATAGACAAATATTTAACCCGGTTGATCTTAAAAAAATAAATGAAGACCAAACGTTGAATACTAATATAGCTACATTAAATGCAAGTAGCTACCAAACTCAAAATGAAGGGGCTTCTCTTTATTACAATCAGGTTAAACCTATCATAGAAAGAAATAAAAATAATAAAGAATATAAAGATCAGCCAGATTATCTTAAATACACAACCATAGACGATATGGAAAAGAATAATTATTATAATCAAGCAATACTATCTGATGATATTAAAGTTATTAAGGGGCTGCAAGATAACATGAAAGCGGCTGTATTAAATTCATTTCCTAAAAAACAGGCTATTGGAGAAAAATATTTTGTTTCTAATGAAGAAATACGTTTAGAAGAAAATTTAAATAAACTTGCAAACGGTGGTACAATACCAGGTAAAAAATCTTCAAAAAATTATAAAGCCATTATTGATGGTGAATTTAAGAAAGCGCAAGCACAAGCACTAAATAAAAATACACCTGTAAATGAAATTAGCTGGAGTATACCAGTTCCACAGGGAGATCAAATTATTAATAAGAACTTTGTAGTTAAAAAAGATACAGAAGGTAAATATACATTGCAAATAATCCCTTAATAACAAAAAAAAATTTATGGCATTATCAGATTACAACGAAAATTTAGATGATCAAGAATTAAATCAAGAAGACGCAGAATTATTTGCAGGCGTAACAGATGATGTATCTAATACAGATACTTCAATCGACGAAGCATTATTTGATCCCGAATTAGAGATAATTGAGGATGAAGAAAAAAAGAAAAAGAAAAAAAAGCAAGTTACTCCTCAAAAATCAAAAAATAAAAAGTCTTTTTTTAATCAACGACTAGAAAACCTTAAAGTAGAAAGTTTTGATAAGTTTGCTGCTAAAGCCGCAAAAAAAGTAAAAGAAGAAGCTCCTGGAGAGGCTATGGTTAATGAGTTTTTAAATAAGCCATCTCAATATAATTTTTCTGAACTTGGAGGTTATGTTACGCCTGAATCAAAAAGAGGTATTTTATTCGCCGAAGAGGATGCTAAAAACTTAAAGAAAGAGCAGGCTAAATTAAAAAAAACAGCGGATGAGCAAGCTAAACTGGATGTTACTCAAGGTTATAGAACTAAAAGGGCATTAGAAGAACTTAGTTTTGACAATCCATATAAAGTGGACTATGACATTGACAGAGAAAGTGCTGTTGAGACTACAAACAATTTAAATAAAAAAATAAATAGATTAGGTCTTGAAGCTCAAAAATTTGGAGATAAAGTAGCACTTAGAAAAATAGGGGAAGTTACTGGCGTAGGACCAGAGCAAGACGGTACATTTTTTGAAATATCCGATGTCTCTGGTATGAATAAATTTATTTCTGAATTTGGAGATAAAGAATATTATAAAAAAGTAAAGTCTTCATCTAAAAATAAATACCCAGATTTATGGGAAAAAATTACTCCCCCGGTTCTTTCTGATGAAGAAAAAAAAGCACAAGCAACTAATAGCTTAATAGACAAATTTAAAAATGCCGAAAACATAAGTACTGCGGCTATTGGGTCAATGGGCGGGCTTGCACAGACCATGTCTTTAATAAATGAAAAGTCTTTTGAAAATCCAGATGACTACTATATATATAAAGAGTGGAAAAAAAATCCTAATGCACCTTTAAAGTTAGATGATAGCCGAGTAGATGCATGGGATAAAGAAAGAAAAGAAAAATTTATACAAAGAGCTTCTACAAATTATGCAAGAAACCTATCTCCAAATGAGAGGAGAGACTTGCAGATAGTAGTTCAAGAAAAAATAAATGATTCTAAATATGCTGAAAAAGCTTTAGTTAAGGATATAGATAACTATAAACTTAAAGTAGAAAATTTTAATAAAGATGTAGAATTATACAGAAAAGCCCCTACTCAAGAAGGACTTAATATATTAAAGAAAAGATCATTAGATTTAATAGACGAACAAAATAATATAACTAATAGAGAAAGCGACTTACAAAAAGAGATAAATTATACAAGAGGAGTTTTAGCTCCATCGCTTACATCTTTTAGTGCAAATTACAATAGATTAAGCCAGTTAGCTAATGCTACATTGTCAACTGTGGCTAATGTAGGAATGGCTATAAATGATATTGCCGCATATGGTAGTTCCGCCGTGCTTGGTATGAAACAAGAAGATGTAGTTAAAGCGGAT